ATGTGCCTGTCCATGGACTTCGGAATCCATCTGACGGCAACAATTTGCACCGTCTTTATGCCGACCAGCCTACGCTTGATGAAGGTCCACTCGGCGGCCCGCACCGCTCACTCCACCCGGACCGGTGCGAGCGACCCACTCGACATGAACGATCTCTCAGTCAACACGAGCCTCGTGATGCGAGCCTTCTGGTGTATCGCAACGCTGACTGCCATCCTCGCGATCCGCTTCACCGTGAAGCTGCGAGGGATGGAGACAGCAGACGTGCCCACCACTCAATCTCCATTGGCAAGGAGCCAGGAGAAGGATGACTGGCTGCTCTGCGGCGTCATCTGGTCAGCCTTCTTCATGGATGGCTGGCAATTCCAGGACGCGGCGCTCACGGTCGAAGCATTGGTGCTGCTCTGGATCGCGAGGCGAACCCTTCAACGCCACCGGCTCCTCCGCTGAGCCGGCGACTCTCGCGTCCGCATCCCGAAGGATGGCCGCAACGTGCCCTCTGCCTACCAGCCACGGGCATGGAGCCAGAGCGCCAAGCGTTGCCAGATTCGAGATGGTTCCTGCGACGCCTCGGCAATGGGCAGTTGTGCTTGATCGCCGGTGTCGCTGGCTACCTCGAACGGACTGCAAGCGGGGCCATCGGCCAACGGGACGCCGTCTCTCGCAGATGCATCCGGCTGATCGAGGCTGGAGTCGCTTTCGTGGCGCTCTGGAAGATCGAAGTATGTGGCACTGACTTTGCCGATGACTTCGAACAGCGTCGGGTTCATGCATGTTCCAACAGGTGCTCTATCTTCAGGAGAGCGTACGCAGTTGGACATCAAATCGGTGCAAAGACTGAAGAGCCCGGCGCCTGTCGTGCCGGGACTCTTGCAGCGTGGGTCAGGAACGTCTTACCTGCCCGCTTTTTCCGACGATTCGATAGACCGTAGAGCGCGCCAGCCCGAACAGCTGCATCAACTCTTTGATGTTCCGGCCGTTGAACATCTCCCGAACGCGCTCATCTCGTGCCGACTTGTCCGGTGCCGGCACGTAGACATCGTCGCCACCAAACCGCGCCCGCATGCCCTGCACGATCTCGTGCGCGATAGCACTCGCCCATGGCTCCTGGAAAGCCAGATCGTCTCGCAGGATCTCGGTCATATCGAACACCCACTGCGTGGCGGCATCGGCTTTGATCTCGTAGGCATCGGGGCGGGGTTGCTGCTGGTGTTGGAAGGTCTGTTGGCTCACAGGCGGCTGCTCCAAGAATCGCTGATGACGAAGGTGTTGGGGACGATGGGACGGACGGCAGGTGGTCGAGTGGCCGGCGGCGCTGGTGAAGGCGGTGCCACCGCCGCCGCGCTCGGGTTAGCAAACGTCTGCACTGGTGCCGGATCGCTGCCCGCCATCGGCACCGGCGCCTCGCCGCCAGCGAACAGGTCGGGTTCCAGCCCTCCTTCCAGCCGCGCCCACAGCTTGTCGCTGAGCGTGTGCAGCCCCAGCATCTGCGCGCAGAACAGCGCGTAGACCGTGCAGTCGAGCTTCTCGTTGCGCTTGCCCGCCGGCTTCAGCCAGCGGTGTTCCTCTCCCCTGCCCGTCTTCACAAGCATCCGGCTCTCGGCGGTGAGCTGGTCGTAGAACTCGGCCGTCAGTTCGCGCGCGAAGTGCACGTAGCCCGGCCCAGGCTGGCTCACCTGCAGACGGCCGTAGAGCAGATCCTTCGCCGTGTCGGTGCCCACGTGCCACAACCGCACGCCCTTGCGGATCGTCTTGCCGCGCTCGTTCACGTCGACCAGGACGCTCGCGCTCTTGATCGGGCGCCCCAGCCGCGTCTCGCCCTTCACTGCGTACAGGTTCTGGTTCGGCCGGTTGCGCACGAACACGTAGCACTGGTGAGTGAAGTGGCCGCCCGTGTCGATCGCCACCGCGTCGGCCGACATCTCGACGCCGCACACGTGCCGGTAGGTCGCCTTGATCGCAGGATCCAGCTTCAGATCCCACTCGCGCTGGTCGGCTGGGTTGCCGTAAATGACCAGGTCATCCACCACCCACATCTCCTCACCGCGCCCGAAGCCCCACACCACCAGTTCCCACCGGTCGCCCTGCACGTCCACGCCAATCGCGAGCTTCACGGCGCCGCGCGGCACGGTGCGCAGCTGGTGCCCGTGCTTGCCGCGCAGCGCGAGCTGGCTGGCGTCGGTCTTCTCCAGCTCCTGCTCGTAGGTCTCGCCGCGCGTGGTGTTGATAAAGGTTTTGAGGTCGCTGTCGTCGCCGGCCTGCGCCTTCTTCGCGGCAGTCAGCCAGTCGCGCACGATGCTCACCCAGGTCGCCTGCGGGCTGTACGCGGTCCAGCAGAAGAACGCCACGTGCTTCGGGGGTGCCACCTCCTCGTCGACCGCGTTGCGGAAGCGCAGCTGGATCGGGTCGCGTTCATCGATCCACAGGCCGCCATGACCACCGCCGCTCGCCTTCCAGCGGCCCTTCCACGCGGCCAGGTATTCGGCCTGGGTGATGCATACGCCGCAGTGCGGGCAGACGTGGCCCACGGTCTCCGGGTCGCCATCCGTCCACTTCATCCCGTGTCGGGCGTCCTTGCCGCCCCAGTCGAGCGTGTGCTCGTCGTCGCAATGCGGGCAGCGAATGAAGTACTGGAAGCGCACGTCGGCTTGGTGCTCGCGATCCTCGATCAGGCTGAAGCCCTTCAGCTTCGGCGTGCTGCCGGCCACCGACTTCGGGAACGTGGCGCCCTCGATGCGCTTGTCGCCCAATCTGAACGCACTGCCCTCCTTCTCGATGTCGCGGTCGAAGCCGTCGGTCTCGTCGTAGTAGACGCAGTCCACCGTGATACGACGGTAGTTCTTCGCGGCCTTGCCGCCGCGCAGGTGCAGTTGGCAGCCGAGGAACCGCTTCTTCTTGATCGTGTTGTCCTTGGACTTGCGGTTGAACTTCGGGAACACGCGGCGCATCACGCGCACGTCGCGCAGCATGGGCTCCAGCTCGGTGGTGACGAAGTCGTCGCGGTCCTCGTCGGTCGGTTGGTACACCGCCTGGTTGCGGCGCTTGTGTTCCGCGAAGTAGCCGATGGCTGCGAGGAAGATCTTCGTGTAGCCGGTGCGCGCCGACTTCCGCCAGGTCACGTGGGTGATCTCGTCGTGGCCGATGCAGTCGGCAATGGCGACCTGGTACGGGTAGGCCTCCCAGCGGCCCTGCTCGTAGCTGCTCTCCTCCGACAGGTAGAAGTGCTCGGCCATCCAGGCGGACAGCCGCATCGGTGTCGGGGCTTCGAGGGGACGCAGCCCACGGCGCAATGCCGCGTTGATCTCGTCGCGCTGCTCGGTGCCGAGTTCGGCTAGCGACATCGGGCGTTCGATGAACACTGGCTCGACTGCGTCGAGCATAGGCGTCGCGTGCGTCAATTTCCATCCTCCTCTTCATCGGGTTCTTCATCGGCGTCCACCAGCGTCATCGCCGCGGCGCGGTTGCGGGCCTTGGTCACCTCCTCGTCGAGGATGCGCAGCGCCTCGCCTGGCAAGTCGACGCGGCGGCGCACGCGCGGCACCAGGCCCTGCAGCAGGCTGCCCACATCGCCGGCCATCTTGGCGAGCACCAGCTCGAGCACCGACACCGGCGCCAGCTCGCGGCGGTTCACCGCGTTGTCCATCGCGACGCGGTCGGCTTGTTCACGGGCGAGCCGCGCGCGCTCGCGGGCTAGCTCGCCGTCGGCACCGCGGCCCGCGGCCTGTTCGCGCAGGTGTTTCGTGTACGCGCGCAGCCAGGTCGCCGCTGGCTGACCGGCCAGCAAGATGCCGCGTGCGAGCAGCTCGCTGACGACAGGCTGGCTGACGCCGACCAGCTCGCCGAACTGCTCCTGCGTAGCCGGATGCGAGAGCGCTGAAGACAGCATGTCCTGTTGATCTCCCATGGATATAACCCCCTTAGGAACGCCCCGCAACTGCGGTGCAAACGGGGTTCGAATTACCCTTGACCGACCTCTCCCGGGAGGACCCGATGAGGGGGGGTGGGGGTGGGGTCGAGGCCCCTGCCGACCGAGGTGCGAACGTCATGCGCCCTGCCCTCCCGTCGTGAGCCCGAGCTTCGCGAGCTGTCGTTGCATGCGCTGCTCGTACAGCGACTTGAAGCGGCTGTCGATGACGCGCTGCGCCGTGCCCACGAAGTCGAAGCGCTTGCCATACCGCGTGCCGTTGACGAAGAGGAGCACCGGCTTCACCGCACTGCCCGCGCTAAAGCGGTACCGCGCCCACACGCCGCGTCGCAGGTGCTGCATCTTGTCGCCGTGCTTCCACGATCCGCGACCCTGCCGCGACTCGCCGCCGTGCGCAACGAAGTACTCGACCTTGCTGCGCTTGGCCTTCGAGCGCTTGCTGTTGGTCGCGCTGGCATCGGAGCCTGCGAGGTTGAACGCCTGCAGCTGGCTGAGGATCTGCACGATCTGCCCGCGACCCATGTTGCCGTAGGCATCGAGCTTGGCCGCAGCGCCCGGCACCGCGCGTTCGTTCTTGCGCATCAGCCCCGCCTGCACCAGGATCTCCTCGAAGCGCTTCAGCGGCCGGCTGCCGCCTTCGATCTGCGGGATCAGGTAGTGCGCCCGCGACGTGCCGTCCTTCAGCCACACCATTGCCTGCAGCTTGGTCCGGCTGGCGAACGTTGTGCGCAACGCCCGCAGCGTGAAGGCCGTCGGGTTGTGGAAGCTCGCCCGGATCTCGGCCACCTGCGCGTCTCGCACCTCGCGCGTGGTGTCGTTGATGGCCTGCGCCATCACGTTCGGGTGCTCCTGCTGCAGCTCGCCGAACGCCTTGGCGATCTGCGCGGCATCGAAGCGGATGTTCATCTTCAGCATCTGGTTCCTCCCTGGGTCTGGTCGCGATTCAGTTCAGCCCGCCGCCGCGCTGCTTGCTCAGCGCCTTCATGGGCGGAGGTCCTTCCCAGTCCGAGAAGCGTTGGTAGGCACCGTCGAAGCTGAAATTCAGCGTGTCGGTCGGCCCGTTCTTGTGCTTGACCACCAGCAGCTCGGCGTGGAACTTGTTGGCCTCGGTCGGCGAGCGTCGGTGCTCACGGTGCAGCAGTCCGATCAGGTCGGCCGCGCCCTCGATGTCGCCGCTGTCGCGCAGGTCGCTCATCTGCGGCATGCCAGTCGGACGCTTCTCAGAGTCGCGGTTCAGCTGCGACAGCAGGATGATCCAGACGCCGAACTCCTTGGCCGCCCGCTTCAGACCGTTGGCGATCTTCCCCAGCTCCTGATTCCGGTTGTCGCCGTCGCCCTCCATCAGCTGGAGGTAGTCGATGATCACGAGGCTGAGCTGCTTGTGCCGGCGTTTCACTTGCTGGATCTTGCGGCGCACGTCCATGATGGAGAGCGCGGCCTGGTCGTCCATCGCGATGTGCAGCTTCCCGAGCGCGTCGATGCCCTCGCTGACGCCTTCCCACATGCTCTCCGGCGCGTTGCGCGGGTTGCGCAGGTCCGCAAGGTTCACGCGGCCTGCAGCAGCGACCTGACGGGCCGTCAGCGAGTTCAGGCTGTCTTCCTGGGTCAGCATGAGCACCTGGTGCTTGCGGCCCACGTTGCGGCTGAGCGTCAGGCATATGGCCGTCTTCCCCATGCTCGGCCTGGCGCCGATCACCCACAGCTCGCCTGGCCGACCGCCACCCGCGGTGCAGTGGTCCAGATCCTTCAGCCCGGTCTGGATGGTGGTTTCCTTGCCGTCGTAGCGCTGCTGCAGGTCGTCGAGGTAGCTCACGACCAGCTCGCTGATGTCGCGCGGCTCGTTGCGCTCCGCAACGGCGTTCAGCGCCATCAGCTTCGTGATCATCTGGTCGATCACTTGGTCGACCGCCTGCGGCCTGCCATCGGCGCCGTGCGCGCCGCGCATGACCTCGTCGGCAACGGCCGAGCCCAGGCGCATCACTTCCCGCTCCCGCCAGCGCTCGACGATCAGCTCGGCGTGCCTCGCCGCGGCCCGGCTGTTCGTCACCGACTGCAGCAGCTGGTTCAGGTACACCATGCTGTGGCCGCCGCGGTCGTGGACGGTGACCAGGTCAGCGAGCTTGCCGACCGTCAGCAATTCGCTGATGGTCTCGTAGATCGCGCGGTGCTCGGCCTGATAGAAGTGCTCCGGCTTCAGGATCGTGCCGACGATCTCGAAGGCCTGGTTGTCGAACAGCAGCGACCCGAGCACGCTGTGCTCCGCCTCCTCGCTGTGCGGGGCGCTGTGGGGAAGGTTGAAGGCTTCAGGACGACGGCTCATGCGCCCTCTCCCTGCTGCGCCAGCATCACGGCTTCAGCCTGCCGGCCGTGGGTTGTCAGGTAGGCCTCATCGCCGCCCGGAGGGATCTGCCACAGGCGGAACCAGTTGCCCTGCACGCTCTGGAAGAACGTCTTGCGCCAGTCGCGCTGCCGCTTGCCCTGCGCCATGCGGCGGACCTTGAACTCATGCCAGTGCAGCTGCAGGATGTCCAGGCCGATCTTGGCTTGGTCGCAGTAGGCGAAGACCGGGTCGTCCTCGGGGATCACCTGCTCGCCCTTGGCCCGGCAGTCGGAGATGAAGTCGCTCAGGCTCACCAGCGGCAGCGAGGCCTCGGCTTCGTCTTCCGTCAA